ATGGCAACGATGAGAGACGTCACAAAAGTGGCCAGAGGGACAGCAAGTATCATTACCCATTTGAGCACGTTGTATACTTTGTCAGGCAGTTTCATAGTTTTTCCTCCTTATCTGTTAATTAAATACTCTTCAAGGTTCTTCTCCGCTTCTTTCAGTGCCTTCGTGTCATTCCCATTGATTGAGTGTTTCAAAAGAGCAAGCAAAGCCGTCTGAGTTATTTTGTTTCCTTCTTCGATCTCCTTGAACCTCCGATCGTCGTTCGAAAAATAACCCTGAAACTTTTCGAGAATAACATCCATCTTGTTAAGGCGATTTTCACATTGAGATATCCTGTCATTTTGCTTAGTTTCGGGTTCTTTCAGTTTGGTAACCAAATTGATAAGAATAGTTACTGCTGAAGCGATCGTTATTAGTGCAGCAGCAAACGTCACCAGCTGTGCCGGTGTGAATTGAATTATCATATCCATATCCATATCAGACCTCCTCTTCAGGTTCAGGTGACGGAGGTACTTCTGTAATCGTGTACTCCACTGTCATCTGATGAGATGCGGTCTTCTGAACAGGATCAATATTTATCTTTGAAGTATTGACCAGCTTCGAAGCCATGATATATCTCTGAATTGCTCCACTGTTCTCCGCTCTGTTGCCGACAGGCATATAAATCACGGGCTGGTCTTGTTCGTTAGGATATGGTCTCATGAAGTTAGCCATAGCCCATTCTCCACCGCCTTTAGTGAATGGAGTGAGGGAACAAGGATAAAGGACACCGCCATTCATAACCCAGCCGAATCCCATAGCCAAATCACCCTGTTTGACAGAGCAATAACTTGTTCCGAGAACGGTATCGTCTACGAATGGGATTGTCTCTTGATCTCCCTGATTGGCAATATTTATCTTCTTGAAACCCTTGAATCCTTGAGTGAAGGAATGTCCCTCTCCCCAAATATCCACTCCGTTACCTATCGGGACATATACATAGTCACCATCCTTCATGATGTTTGTTTGTATGACGATTGCTCCATAGTACATCCTGTTTGACAGGTTTCCGTCTGCGGAAGATTCAAGGAAAGTGAGGTCATTATCATCACTGACGATAGTTCCGTGGTCTACTTCTCTGTCTTCGTCTGGTACATCCTCATTACAGTCAATAACTGAATACCATACAGTGTTCTTTGACCACTCTCTTGATTCCGTATGTGGAGGTTGTATCTGTCCGTAAGGCTCGGAGATTGCGTATGTGGAATTGCGGAAGAGCCACAGGTACTTTGTCTCAGGATCAAAATAGAATGAAGGATTGTACTTGAAGCCTGTCGAAGTCTTTACTGTGAATTTCCTGACATCTGTATCTTCGTTGCTACCTGTCTGAACATCAAACAGTCCCATCTTGGTATAAGGCAATCTTCTGATATAAACAGTGACATCGTATATCAAGTCTTCCTGTGAAGGTACTGAAGCTGAAGCCTGATACCAACCATCTTCTCCGATAAAGAATGAGAGAGCATGATATTGGTCGTATTCCACGAAAGCATTACCAGCCGACCTCGGTGTCTGTTGAACAGCTACGAGATCGGATGACTGTATCTGCTCGAATGGTGTGAATGTATTCTTGAAGTGATATGACTCTACTCCGTTGCCATACGAGCCTACATCTGCATGACAGAGAGACAGAGCTGAGATGAGTCCGTTACCATGTAACTGATCCCAAGTCCATGTGATTTTCATACTGTCTGCAAATCTCTGATAACCTGAGCCAAGAGGACTGCCTTGAGTCGGATCATCGTCATGGTCGGGAGAGTCTATTGGAGTCATTCCGGCATGAGCTGTGACAGGATTGTCGATATTATTCGGCATGAAGTAATCTTCTTTATCAAGATTAGCGTGTGGTGCGGAATAACACATGATCCCGCCGAACCACTTCTTCCAAATCCCTTCCGCACCCATAATCTTTGAGTAATCAACACCGCCAAGAAGGTTCAATCTCATAATATCCGCAAGGGCATTGGTTATGATGTTGTCACCTTCTCTGACGGTCTTTTTCCCCGTGTTCACATCGGTCAAGGTCAATTTGACATGACCTTTAAGCCTAAAACCACTATTCTTCATAGCCATATCCCTTCCCTTTATAGATTCATATAAGTTTCAATCAACTTCGCAATCTCATTCGCCTTATCGGTGAAATATGTAACCTCAACATCACCCGAATTAGCATAGATGTTGTTCAAACCCGAAATTGTCGGAATGGAAACACCTGTTAATTGCTTTGTGGTCATGTCTGTCCTCGTCAAAAGACCGCTAACAACTTCTAACGAACCGCCCTGAGTTAATGTTTCATCAAGGGCGATTGTGTATGAATTGCCTTTGTATGCCTCATAGGTTGTTTTTTCATCACCTGCTTCTAACTGAACATTAACAAGACTATCGGCAGAAATATATTTGTTGATCTTTACTACATCAGCGGTTAAATTAACAGAGTTTGAATAGCTGTTTGTACCTGACAACTGACATACTGTACTTGTACCATCAGCATAATAAAACCTGATTGAAATAGATGGCGTACCTGTGCCACTTCTTGTACCTGAAAGATTATAAGTGCCTGCCTTTAATGAAAATGGAATATCATTCTCACTTGCTGTAATATCACCAAATGGCCAAAAATTCTTTCCGCATCGTGTCACTTTAACTTCGGTAAAACCACTAACACTTGCATCTATCTCAGCTGTTAATGTATTTACAGGGATATTGTCGCCACCGTCTGCAAAGGAAGCGACAGAACCGCTCGCAGTGCCTTCGATCGAACCAGCTAATATCTCATTTATTGCACCAATAATCTTCTTTGAAGAAGTATTCAAGGTCGAATGGTCTTGTACCTTGGCAATATAATCACCAATCTGCTCAACAGTTCCTTTTACTGTTTTGAGGTTTCCACCCTCTAACTGTGATAACGGGAACATTGCATCAGAATTGACTGATGTAGTAGAGTCCAACTGTGAAATCTTTTTGTCTGCCATATATATATTCCCCCTTAAAGAATAAGTCTGTCGCCTGAATCGGTATTGATATAGTCACCTGATTCTGTGAGTAAGTAGTCGTTCTGAACGTTAAACTTAACTTCTGCGGAATCTGTGAAATCTGAAAGAGCCGGATAACCGAAGTCGTAGAGATCAAGATTATCTTCAACTGCGATAAATCCATCAAATGTACTCTCGCCAAAGAGTTTCTGACCTTCCAAAGTGATATGACAATGGTCAACATCTACTGTGGTACTGATGACTCCGTGAGTGATTATCCTGACTTCCCAAGTGTGGAAAACATTCGGAGCAACGTCTCTCAAAACATAGAAGAAGTCACGACAGATGGAAACGTCTATCGGATTTTCTTCAGTGCTTAAAGCATTGACACTCTCATAAGGCTTGTATGCTATCAGGTCACCATCCAAGTAATAATGAATCTCATAGGAGTTGTTGTTGTTTATATCCACGTTCATATCAAAAATGAACTCGTGGAATATCTTTACTGTAGTGAGCTGGGCAGCCACAAATCTGAACTGAGCAACAGGTACTTCTCTGTTTGATCCGAAAGTAAAAGCCTCGACATTGGCATAGTTATAATATATCAGCTGGTTGTTGCTTGAACTCTGAGCAACGGATGAAATTCTCTTATTTGCCTGAGTCTGCACTGCCGTGAAGTTAGGATTCTCGCCGAAACATTGTATCTGTACTGACTTGTTATAAGTCCAAGTCAGAGACATGACCGCACCTGTGGAAGTCTCACTCGTATAGTCATTAGAGAACGAGACTACATCTGCCAAGTCCAAAGCGATAAAGGCTGGAAGCAGACTGACGTTATAAGGTTGGTATTGCATCGGTACACAGGCATTGAGGATATTTGCAAGCCTCTGAAGTCGTGTTGTGATGTTCCCGTATTGGATGAACGGATTCGCACCAAGCCTTATCTCTGTCCACTCGCCTGATCCGACTCTGTTCTCCTGTCCTGTTCTCAGATCAGTATAGGAGAGCGTGTCATAGAGAGTCGTATAGTCTGAGTATGTTGCCTTCGAGAACCTTCTGTTCTTTGGTATGGTCAAGTCAGGAGTGCTTTTAAAGTTCTTGATATAGAACTTTCCGTCTTTTCCGGCATAAGCAAAACCACCAGCGAAAGCAGCTATATATGACAGAAGGTCTCTGTAAGTATTTATATCATTGTCGATATATGGAGCGACTGACTCTGTTCCGTTCGGAAGTAAAGCGCACTCCTCCTGAGTCATGCCGAATTCTGCACCAGTCATTCTCTCGATATATTTACAGTAGCTGTATATCGTACCGAACGAGGTATCGAGCGAACAAGGAATATCCATGAGGGAGAGGCAGTCGTAAGCTGTGATATTTACCATCTTCCCGGCTGTCCAGACTGCTTCGTTGATATAGAAGGTTCCTACCGGTACATCTTCCCAAACAGGCTCATCATTCTCATGGCCAACGATGAGCCCGTCGGAGATGGTTATTTTCTTGCGGAAGTAACTTCCACGATCAAGGAAGTCTTTTAAGAAGGTTAATTTCAGACTGCTGGTATATACTCCTCCGATATTGACCTTCTTGTCTGATGCCTGGAAGTTAGCAGAAACTCCGACGACATCATCACCGGTGAAGGTGATTGTATCATCGAGAACTCCTGTCAGACGGTGAGTCTGTATCTGATCGAGCATCTTTGCTCTGTAAGCTTCTGAAATTTGATACATCTTTTAGAACTCCGTTACTTTTACTGAGCAGCTGAAAAGGCCGTCAACAGCTGACAGCCATTCGGATCCTTCGACGAGCTGCTCCGAGTAATCTCTGACTCTCACTGTATAAGTCTTCCCTTGGTAAAACATCGATGTGCTTTCCTCTTCGCAGATCTCCTGAAGAAGATTCTTCTTTGCCGGAGTCAGATTGAAGCTGAAATTCCATATCTGTTTTGATGGTCTTATTACAGTGACCAGATCCGTTCCCGATTCGCTCTGCGAAACATTCTCCAAGGTTTTAGAATTCTTGCTTGGACTGATGGGATTCGGGAAGATCACATCATTGAATTTGAGGTAATTTCCGAGCATATCAATGACCTCCTGAGCGGTAGTTTGATCTGTCGAGAGAATCCAGGACAACAGTATCGAGGAGCTCTCCTCCGAGATATATGGGAGCAACGATGGTCAAACCTTCCAGACCGGTATTACCGGAGACGGAAGCTGTGATCGCCTGCTCTATCCTCGAGAGGCCACCGGTATAGTCGACTGTCTGGTGGACCTCCGAACGCTTGACGATATCAAAGTTATTGTCGTATGCCGGCATCTCGTTACTGACCATTAAAGCAGCATCGTTCAGAGTATTCTGAAGATCGGACATACCTCTTTCGACACCGTCAGACCAGAGCTTCAGCATATCTTCACCAGGATTGTTAAATGCCCACTCGTGAAGAGGTCCCTGTTCAGGAACAGAGAAGCCGAGGATCGACTTGACCAGTTCTCCGACTGAGTTCAAGGTCGACTTAAGGCTTTCCCACATGGCCATAATACCGTCAATGAACTGATCGATAAGGTCAGAGCCCCACTTCGCAGCCGAGTTGATGATACCGTCGAACATAGCCTGCCCGGCCTGAAGGATGTCATCTGCACCGTCACCGGTGAAATATTCAACCATGCCAGCGACGAGCTCAATTAGACCGCCTACAATGGCTACGATAATTTCAGGAAGTTTGATAATCAGAGCAGTGATAAGAGTGAAACCGGCTTCGATGATCTGGCTCAATCCGTCACCGCAGAGATATTCAACGATGCCCAAAATGATCTCGGGAAGCCGAGCTATGAGCTCGGGCAAGTAGTCGATCAGTGAAGTGGCCAGAGTGACTATCAAAGTCAGCGCAGCTCCGATGATCTGACTCAAAGAATCTCCGCTCAACAGAGTCTCCACCAGAGTTAAGATGGCATCGAGCGCAGCCGGAATCAGAACAGGAAGTGCTGTTGTAAGTCCCTGAAGCAGAGTAGTGATTATCTGGATGGCTGCCATAGCCAGCTGTTCGATATTTTCTGGCGATAAGAGAGTCTCGCAGAGAGTTAATATAATCGATAAAGCACCTTCTAATAGTAATGGTGCATTATCTATCAAAGCTCCTGCCAGAGTTAATAACAGGTCTGTTGCAAGCGGTATCAGGATTGGTAACAGGGTTACCGCAGCATTTACGACGGATTCAAACAGACTGCTAAATGCCAAAATGAATGATTCTGAATTCTGGCTGATAGAATTTGCGACTTCCTGGATGAGCGTTCCTGCCATCATGATGAGCTGAGGAGCGATCGAGATTACAGCCGGCAGGAGTGCATTAAGAACCTGTTGAATTATCGTGAGGATCTGAGGAACATATTCCTCCACCAGGGCAACAGCCCGAGGAGCGAATTGTTCTATGATAGCTCCGATCTGGTCAATGTCACCGCCTGCAGAATTGAGAGCTCCGGAGAAGTCACCCATGAGGGAAACTGCATCACCGCTCATGTCTGTCAGGAGCGGAAGAAGAACCTGTCCGAAAGAGTTCTCGACCGCCTGAGCAGTATTCGAGAGTCTCTGCATATTATCATCCAGGGCTCCGAAAGCATCCAAGGTGTCACCGGACATAACATATCCGACATCGTTTGCTTCTTCGGCCAACTGAGTGAAAGCCTCACTTCCAGCCTCAATAAGAGGATTCAATTCACGGGCTGAACGGCCGAAGAGCTCCATCGCTGCCGCATCACGTTCAGACTCATTGGAGATCTGGCCAAGGGCATCGATACTCTCCCAGAAGACATCTTCTGCGCTTCTCATATTTCCTTCAGAATCGAGATAAGCGATACCAAGCTCTTCAAACTTGGCTGCTGCAGAAGTGGATCCGTCAGCTGCGCTTCCCATAGTCTTGAGAAGCTTGGTCATGGATCCTGTGACGGTCTGAGTATCTACATCGAGAAGTTCGGAAGCATAGTTCAACTCCTGGAGCGTATCTGTGGACAGACCTGTGGTACTTGATAAGGTCAACAGTTCATCAGCAAGCTGTGAAGTCTGAAGCGTGGCTCCTGCAAGAGCGGAACCGGCTTCGAAGAAAGCTGCACCGATAGCAGCTCCGGCAGCGGCAGCCGTCGCAACAACAGCCTCCACCGCAACAACGACGGCATCCATGGCGGCTGCGGCAATCTCTCCGGCTTCTTCAGCTGCTTCGCCAAAATCAAAGAAGGAATCAGAAGAGTCCTCAACAGACTCTCCTGTATCTTCTGCAGAATCTCCGACATCGGCCATATCACCGGAAGCCTCTTCCGAAGCTCCTGCGAGGTCGTTGAGAGTGGACTCGGTGAGAGCGATCTCTGTCGTAAGCTCTGCCATCTGGGATGATGTCAGCTGCGCATCTTCAGGAAGATCTGTCAGAGCATCAGACTGGACCTGTTTGAGTATGTCCATCTTCTTAGTGACAGCTTCGGTCTTGTCAGCGAGTACCGCCTGCTTGGCTGCC